CAAATAAAGTAGCGAAGTCTCCGTCTGCAATAGCGTTAGCAGATTTAGTAGCAGATTCCTCGTCATATCCAACCTTTAAGAAGTTCGCCTTATGCTCTGCAACAGTTTTCTCTTTGAGTAACTGATTCAGCATTGCTTCACGCTCTGCTTCTTTTTCGGCTCTCTCCTTCTCTTTTCTCTCGTCCTCCGTTAATTTGGAGTTAAGTTCCTCCTCTTTGGCTTTGAGTTTCTTTTTGTACTCACTTGCCTCCGAGTTAGCGTCATTAAGAAGTTTCTTGAGTTTCGATTCCGAAGTATCATCAACCTCTAACGCTTCGAGTGCTTTGAGTTTCTCCTCTGCACTCATTGATTCGTAACCTTCAATCTTACTTGATAATTTCATTCTTTTGTCCTCCTTGTGCGATTTACGTTTTCCCTAACGTGTGCGATTTACGTTTTCCCTAACGATTTATATAAAGGCTTTCGCCTATATACCATAAGTTCTGCAAATTCTTGTAAGGAACTGCTTTAATGTCTCGTTCTCGATTAACATTCCGTTCCTAAAAGCATTTATCCTGCAAAGGTAAGCCATTTGCGCTCTATCGTTTATATTGACGTTCTTATATTCGTCCTTAAACTCTCTGTAATAGTCTGCAAACGCTTTCTCTGCTTTACTGATAAGCCCTCTATTTATTTCCTTTAAGGCTTCGGGTCTTTGGAAGTCATAATAACTATCCATTATTGTCTTGGAAATTGCTTGGTACATTTCAGCGTAACGCTCTCTTTCCTCAAGATTCTTCGTTATCGCTCTACGAACCTTCATTAAATGGTCATAGGTCTTAAATACATAGCAATCTCTATCGGCTCTTACGATTGAATCGTCCCTGTACTTCCAAAGATATACGGCAGGAGACATTTCGTGAATGTTGTTCTCTGCTAACATATTGGCAATTACATTAAAGTAACTGTCTTCGTGTATAGTAAGGTCTTCATCATATCGTATAAGATTATCGTTAAGAAACTCTCTACGATACATCTTGCCGTGAATAAAGGTAATATCGTTATCGTGACGTATAAGTTTAAGTTCCCCGTCAATCACTTGGTCTTCGAGAAAAGGTGTCTTAATAACATCGAACTTTGATTGCTTCATAGCCTTTAAGAAAAGGTGTATTGCATACGCTGAAATAAATCTATCGTCACAATCGCAGAACATTACATACTCGCCTTTTGCATTATCAAGTCCGTAATTTCTCTGCGCTGATACTCCGTAATGTCCTTGATTGAATGTTCTAATTAAGAACGGATAACCAACAAGCATTTCTTCGTCAATAGGGTCTCCTCCGTCTTCTACGAGCAAGACTTCAATATCATTAAAGTTTACTCCGAGTTGGTCTTTCAAGGAATCAAACCAAGGTTTGCATATTTCCCAAGGCTCTTTGTAATGCGTTACTACAAAACTAATCTTCATTCTTCTACTCCTTTTTCTTCTCTCTTACTATATTTCAACTCGCATCGGCAGTTGATATTGTTTCCTGCATAATCAAACTCGTAAGGTCTTAATGCTCTATCTCCGTCCAATGTGTAGAAATATTCGTCCATTTTAACTGTAAGCCCGTCTATATACCAATGGGTTTCTCTAACTTTATCGTCTCCTCGTGTAACCCACGTCTTATGCGTTGCACGTCCTTCGGCACTATCCCATTGTCCGTCACTAAACACTCTGTGCGCTTCGGTAAAGAAGATTCTTTTTATATCTTCCGATGTCTCGGCTTTTTCTAATCTCTCAATCCAATTCTCTCCTGCGATTGTCTTATACACAGATTCTCGCATTTTATCCTCATTGGGAGAGATTTCTTCTTTAAGGCTCTGCGCTACATCGTTTGTTCCGAACACATAAGCCATTATAAGAAGGTCAAGGAGAGAATCTTCTACTATCTTCTTCGGGGTTGTCTCCGTTATCAGTTCCAAGATTTTCGTTAGCAGATTGTTCAGTTCGTCCATTTTCCTCTGCCTTCTCCTTCTCATACTGCATAGACATATTGTATGCTTCTTCGGGGTCTATAAACATACCACAGCCTTCAAACGCAAGTTTAGGGTGTATCTTATCATTTGACAACATTGTGGTAAGTACCTGCGATTTAACCTGTATATTCTCGTAATTTCTTCTTGTGAATCTTATATCCACATCGGGAACTTCAAGTTTAATATCTGTTTTCTCGCTTAAAATTTGAAAGAGCAGTTTAAGGAAGGGAATCTCGCTACGCTTAAACATAACTTCCGATTCTCTTGCTCTTGTCTCTGCGTTCTCCCAACCACCTTTAAGAAGCATAGCACCATTATTAGAGGAATCGCCCGTTGTTCCGTCTCCCTGTGAAGGAAGACCTACAATCTCACGGATTCTCTGTAAAATATCATTCTTTAAGGTCTGCGTCTGTGATTGGTCTAACTGTTCCGACAGAATCTTAATATCGCCCTTGTTATCTCCGACAGATTTTAACTGAATAAGACCTTTTTCACGAATAGAGTTTCCGTCCTCTCCCTCAATGTCTGCATTATATACAACAAGAAGTGATTGAATGAACTGCTCTATTCCGTCAAGTCTATTGGAATCTATATCATTGATAGCGTCCAAAAGGTCAATCACTATCTCAATAACCGAAAGTCTTGCGTTATTGGCAGGATATTCCATTATAGGAATAGCGTTAAGCCCATTCTTTTCTTTGCTTACAACCTTTTTATCAGTAATAGTAATCACTTCAGTAGGTGTGTAAACTGTGTATTCTCTAAAGGTTTTCGCCTTTTCTGTTTTTTCGACTACATAAACACCTGCAAGGGGCTTGTGGTTGATGTCATTAGAATAAATAACAAACGCATTACGAGGGTCAATAGATACAAGGTCTATTACATTGTTTTCATCGGAGAACAACGCTCTATAAGACGTTCCTGCTATCATTTGCCACTCGATAAGGTCTTTATCAACAGAGGGCTTTCCGTGTTCGTCCATTAAATCGTTAAGTTTATCAATAGTTACGGAAAGATTTTTAGCAGATTTACCACTTACATACTGAATCGGAGAGCCACAAAGATACCCAACCTTAAAGGAAACAATAGCGTTAGCCCAATTCTCTACAATCTTATTGCAGATTTCGGGACGGATTTCCTTTTTTCTCTCGTAAATTTTCTGTTTGCCCTTATAGTAATTATACAAATACTTAATCTGCAAAGCGTTCTTCTTATGCTTTGTCTCAACATTTGAGATTACTTCAAGCACATTTTCGCTTGTAATCTCTTTTTTGTCAGTAAATATCTGTTCTCTACCAAAATAATTATTCATTCGTTCTCTCCGAGTTCTTAACAGTTCTTCCGACTTCTACTACAACAAGGTCTTTGTCTCGTTCAATCTTGACTTCGGCAATACCTTTATTGTTTATTATGCTATTTATTGTTTCTATTGTATTGGGGTAATTTTTAATATCCATAAAAGTTAAATTTAGATTTAATTTCTCAAAAGTTAAATGTAGATTTAATTTTTATATATCATTTATTACTAAAGATGTCAATTATTAAAATCGTCTTTTATGCACTTCTACCTTTGTTTCCCCAATAATAAGGAAAGTTACTGCCATTGCCAAGGAATCGGGTGCGTCATCGTGCTTATTTTTACCCATTACAGAGAAACTAAATACATTTTGCATAAAAAGTTCGTATTCCTTGTCCCTTTTATCAAGAAAAATCATATTTGACCTAATATCGGGGGCTTTATCGAAGATTCTTTGCTCTTTTCCTGTTCCTGTGAAGTGTTTAGTGGTAATCTGTACGTTACAATGATACCCTTTATCCTTCAAGGTCTTGGCGATGTCTTGTCCGTAAGAGCCTGTCATTTTATTACCCTCTATATACATACAGGACACTTTATGCTTCATAGCCTTATTTATCACTTCGCTCTGTGTAAAATTCTTCTCTAAATTGGAATAAACCACATCTGCAACGAACAAATCATTGCCGTATTGATAGATTATAGGAGAAGCAACGAAGTCTCCACCACCCCAAGAAGGGTCAATAGCCATAAATACTCTATCGGGGTCTCCTTCGGGTAAGTCTCCATTATAATAACGCATTTCATCGGGTGCAAATACTGCCCCGTCTCTTTCAATAGGTGTACCCATATATTGTGCTAACCACGAAGCAGTATCGTTATTTCGCTCAAAAGAAGCACGTCTTTGTTGGTAAAATTCACTATCAAAGCCTACTCCACAAGCATAATCGAAGTTGGATTCGTCTTTTTCATTTAATGCAGGGATATTTATTAGTTTGAAACGTCTATCTTTGAACTTAACATCGTTTTGCAAGATGTCCAAGCGTCTTGCTATGGGGTCTGTTAAACTCCAACGAGTGCCTATCCATAAGATTTTAGCGTTCTGCTTGGCTCTCGGTAAGAAATTGTTATCAACTTTAGACCAAGCGTTATTAAGTCGGTCTTTATTCATAGCTTCTTCAATACCACTTATCAAATCGTCTCCGATTGCATAGCCATTACAATCACACGCACCATTCAAAGTACCATAGAGCGACCTTCCTGTGAACGAAGCGTATCTTTTCTTACGATTGACGTTTATTAAGAGGTCTTTAGCGTCCGTAGAAGCCACTTCACACTCGGGAAATACATCGTGCCATAAATACGTCACGTTATCGGTTAAAACCTCTAAAATGCCCGAATAAAGCACTTTTACTACGCTATCTGTATAAGAACAGTAAAGATTACTTCTCTCGCTATCCCGTAGCATTATCCAAGTGACGAAAAACAATATCAAGGTAGTCTTACCTGTTCTTGGAGGCTGACTTAAAAAGAGTTCGTCAAGTAGTCCGTCCTCTAAATCCTGTAAGGCATTACATATCGGTAGCAATTTAGACCTTCTTGGTAGCCAATACTTCTCTTTTAGTGGTCTATTCCACTCTATATATATCATAAAATCGTCAAAGTGGTCTCTCGCACTCAAAAGATAAGCCTTTTTTAGCAATTCTCTATTTTCCGACACCTGTTTTCTAAATTCACACAGTTGGGGGTAATACTCCCACCCATTATAAAGGTGGGTTAAACAGGAAAATGCTTTATCATACATTCCCTTACTCATAAACTCTTTATAGGCTTCCTCAAGATTCACGTCTCAATCTCCTCACTTTCTTCCTCGCTTCGTCTCTATCATCAACTATTATCCAAGGGTGTATCTCCTGTGGTACGCTTAAATCCCCGTGATATTTCTTCCTATGTTCGCTTATCTTTGCTTCCGTAGCCGTGTCAAACACCCTATTGATAAACTCATTCGTTAATACGTTATCGCTATCCTCTAATATGGGTTTATGTTCTCCCTTTACTTCCTCTCCATTGTAATTAGCATACCCTTGATAGAATCTTCGGTTATTTAAGATACTCTCTATACTGCCACTCTTAAAATCATTGCCATTTCGATTCTTAAAGTGCCTTAAATTCAATTCCTTGGCTATCATATCCATAGAACAGTTCTGTGAGCGTCTATAAAACACAAACTTGACTATAAAACTCTCGTAATCATCAACGTAGAGTTTCTTATTCATTACATAATATCCATAAGGGATAAATCCACCAACATATCCTCCCCTTTTTTGTTTTTTCTCTCTATTTCGCTTCGCCTTATCGCTTTGGTACTGTCTCTCCCCTTCGCTTATCTCCTTGATAACGGGGTCAACTTCTCCCTCAATCAATATTATCTCATTCCTAACACCTATCCTAAACATTTCATAGGGTGTCAATTTAACTGCTACTACAACAGGTATTCGCTCTGCCTTATCATACAAAAGGGTGTCCTTATCAACCTCATTCAATATCAGCCTATTCTCTATACAGTATCTCCGAAGGGTGTCTCTATCCCCTATACCATATACATCAATAAAACCCTTCTCTCTCATTTCTTCATACGTTGCCATTCTCTACTCTCCTCCTATAACACCATTATAACCTCTATGGGGAAGATAGGCAAATCGCCTTTTTATCTCTCGGATATTTACACGCCCTCCCCCGCTTCGTAGTCCTCGATACCATTTCCCCGAGGGGTTGCACCTCTTGATGTAGTATTCAATACCACATTAGGAAGATATAATACCCCGTCTTGTTGATGTAGTATTCAATACTACCTTTTAGCGTATGCCCGACACGAGAAGAAGCAGAGGGAACGCAAGAAGCAGACCGAGAGAAGGGAGACAGGGAGAGACCGAGCCGAGACGTGGAGAGAGCCGAAAACCGCCCCGAAATGAGAATCGAACAAGTGTTTGTACCTCTATAACGTCATATTTCGCCCGTGGTGAGCGTTTAACCCGTCAAGGTTAATTATATTGTCTATACCCTTTATCGTGCGATAGAGAACGAAATCCCTATTTTATGCGGTCTCTCGTGTATGGTCTTATAGTCTCTCTATATGAGGAGGGAGACAGACACCGACCAAGCAGGAGAAGACACCGCCACGGGGTGTTATTTTGCCCTATAATGGAAGGAACACGCCCGATTGTATGAATTATAGGTAAATACCCCCACGAAAAGAGGGCAAGACAGACACCGCAAACCCTTGCAAATAAAGGGATTAAAAATAATTGATAAATTTTGTTAAAAAATGTTTGACTTTGTTGTATAGGAGTAGTAATATAATAGACAGATGAACGAACCCACCGAGGGAACGCCCACACCGCCAAGCGTTGGCTTGGTAGGAGGGAGGGAAGCCGAGGGGCGAGGGAATCGGAAGCACCGCCAAGGAGACAGGCAAGACGGCAGGGGGTGCGGATTGAACGAGGGGAGGCAGGAAGCCCCGAAATGATAACAGGGTAACCAAATACAGCGAGGGAGTGAGGGCAACTTTATACGCCCCTTACAAGGTCAGCAGACCCAAAGCGGACAGACGAGGCAAGAAGCCAAGCGAAGCAGAACGAACCGAAACCGCCGAGGAAGCCGAACCCACGAACCCACCGCCAACGAGACGGGGGAACGGGCGAGGCACTCGAGAAGGTCGGGGAACGATAGCAGAGCGAAGCGAGACACCGAGAGCCACCGCCACACCTCCAACCCTACAACCTAAAATCCTTCTTTTATTCCTTCAAAAAGGTTCGACCAATGGGGACAGCGTAAGCCGTGAGGGTTCGACACCCTCCGAACCATTCCGCACAATGTAAGGAAGTAACGGGGCGACACGATGAAGACGGGCGGGGCGTTTCGTGAAAACTGAAAAGCGAGAGGAACAATAAACAATTTTATTTTATGGAGGAAAAAAAGATGTTTAGAATTTATTTAACAAATTTAGGCAAGTACAACGAGGGCGAACTTGTAGGCAAGTGGATTGATTTACCTATAAGCGAGGAAGAACTCGAGGCAACACTCGAGGAAATCGGCATTGACGGCGAGAGATACGAAGAAACCTTTATAACAGACTATGAAACCGACATCAATGGCTTGAAGGTCGGCGAGTATGACAGCATTGAGGAACTCAACGAACTTGCCGAGGTAATCGAGGACAACGACACCGAGGCGGTCGAGGCACTTATATATTTTGGGTATGACACCGCCGACGAAATCGCCGAGCATATCGACGATGTAGTATCGTTTGAAGGTTCGGGCGATTATGACATCGGATATTATTATGCAATCGAGTGCGGGTGTTTAGACATTCCCGACAATATTCAAAATTACTTTGATTTCGAGGCTTACGGCAGAGATATTGAAATCGAGGGCAACTTTTATTTCGCAAACAATGGCTATATTTACGAGTTATGCAGATAACGAAGGCAGGGCGGGGAGGCGTTACAACTTCCCCGCTTTTTCCACTCGGAAAGAGTGCAACGAAGGAGGATAAAAAATGATATTTCGAGTTAGTTTTCAGTATTCCGAGAGCGTATATTGCTCTAATTTGGCAATCTCGGACAATGCCAAGGCGGTCGAGGCGCATTATTCCAAATATGCTTGGTATCACATCGAGGAAGGCAACGAGAGCGACCTAAAAGAGGCAGAGGAAAAAGGAAAGCCAATATTGCGATTTTAGAAGGCAGGGGGCAAGGCTTAAAAACCTTGTCTCTTTTCCGCTCAATAGAGCGATTGAAGGAGGGACAAACAATGTTATACCTATCACTTGCTATTATGCTTGTTGTAGTGCGCTTTGTGTGCTATTTTAGCGAGGCAATGGAGGGCGAACAATGACAACTATATTTTGTGTTTTCTGTTCGGTCTTGGCGTTTTCTGCACTTGTTAGGGCGTACAAGTTAGCAAATTGAAGGCAGGGCGGGAGAGGGTCAAGCCTCTTTCGTCTTTTCTGTCCCATAAATGGGGCGAGAGAATAGGAGGATAAAAAAATGGCTAAAAAGAAAATGACAAAAAAAGAGTTCTTCGAGGTGTTAGACAACGCCAATTGTGTTGGTATGGATAACTTTGAAGACATACTAAACCGCCTTGTGCGTTTTCTGTATGCAGAAGCAGACGAGGACGAGCAAAGAGCCAAGAACGCCAAGGACGAGGAGACAAAAGCACTTTATACTCGTTGTTCATCGTATCGCAACCAAGAAGCACACGACATTTTCAAGCAATTAGAAGCCCGAGGCTATTACGAAAAGTAAGAAGGCAAGGCAGGGAAGGGGTCAAAGCCTTTTCTGCTTATCCGCTCAAAAGAGCGAGAAGAACGGAGGATATTATGAGAAAAGATTTAAAAGAGATTCGTTACCAATTACAGGAGATAGCCGAGAAAGAAGCAACAAGGCTTTATCGACAGGCTTGGAGAATGGAGGCTCACGGCTTACCTGCCGAGAGTGTCGCCAAGTGCAGAGACGAGGCAAGAGAACTTCATTTGATGGCTTATCCCGAGAGATTACTTGACCCCTTTAGGGTTTGGAATTACGCATTTAAGGAGGTGTAAATATGACGATTAAGTTATCTAATTATCCGAGCAGATATTTTCCTGTTAAGGCGGTTTTTAAAATCGGTTCTGTCGAATATAGTTTCGTTTTCGAGACTATCGAGAAGGCTAAAACCTATTTCACGAATCGTTATTTTCCTTTACATATTAAATTTAAGGAGGTGGGGCTTAAATGAAGCGAATGGATTTATTGCGATATATCCCCAAAGAGTTTAAGCCCTTTGTGGTTGACATTTACGAGGGCAACGAAGAATTTAACGAGGTTACAGGGCGTTCTGCTCGTGAACTCGTTGTTGAGTGGCAGAACGGAGAGCGTTCTGTGTTTGCTAATAAAACTTGGGCTTTTAAGTGTTTGAGAGAAGTTCACTTTGTAGAAGAATTTAAGGAGGTAGAGAAATGACAAAGCAGGAGTGGAGACAACACGAGGAGTACAAAGCAAATTACAAGAAGATTGAGAGTTATCCGAAGGGCTTTCGGTGGTCTATGCCTTGGTACAAGATACCCGAAGGCAAGGCAAACGCCCTAAAGATTCTTTTATCCGATTGTATGAAGGCAGGGCTTATAAAGTCCGTTTCTATCGGGTACGGGATTGACAATGGACTTGTTGAGACCGAGGAGACATTCGAGAGGATTTAGGAAGGGTGGGGGTCAAACCCCGTTCTTCTTTTCCGCCAATGGTGGCGAGAGTTTAATTTATAGGAGGACTTTATATGAAATCTTTTGTAGTAGCAACAATCGAGGGCAAAACTAATGTTTATGATTATGCAGGGTTCAATTCTGCAACTTGGAATCCTGTAACGTGCGAGAGAGTAATGGAGGAGGAATCCTTCGTGATTCTTGGTAAACTTACAGGCACTACATACAACGAGAAGAAGGAAGAAGTAAGGAACAAGGCTATCGACCTCCAAAGAATTGACGAGGGCGGTCTCTCATACGGCGAGTATGCTATGATTGCAGAGTATTTCGAGACATACGGCAAGAGATACGGACTTCTGCGAGAGTTCAAAGAGAACGGGATTTGTTAGGAGGTGCAAGAAATGAATTATACAGAAGAACAGATATTAAACGTATTGCAAGGTGCGGTGGACTTTTGGAAATCCGAAAAGGAAAGCGGTTACGATTGCTATTTTGCTAAAGAGCAGTACAAATACTTTCGGTGGTTTGTAGAATCCTTGACAGGCAAGAAGGTTGGGGGTCTGCAAGAGTGGAAAGTGTATCTAAAGGAGGCTCAAAAATGAAATTGATTGATTTATTGGAAAAGATAGACGAGAGTTCTAACGTAATGATATGGGAAGATAACGAGGTTGTTTCTTCCTATGACGGGAAAAATTCGATTGACGAGAAGTACAATGACCGAGAGGTTGAATCCATTTCGGCAGGGTACTTTTTAATCGACATCGAGATTAAGCCTTTACAATAGTATTGTTATGGAGGTCTATTCTGCGGGGCTTCAAAACTCCGTAGGATTTCCGCTTTTAAGCGAGATAAGGAGGTAGAAATATGCAGACACCGCACGGAAGAATTTATAACATCTTTGAGGATATGACTAAACAACCACATCTAATGATTGCAGGGGCAACAGGAAGCGGTAAATCGGTGGTGGTTAATGGTATTATAACCACCCTTCTGTATCGTTTCCCTACGGACGCTCAACTCATTTTGATTGACCCCAAGAGAGTAGAGTTAAGCCCCTACAAGTATCTGCCTCACACACTACGTTATGCAAGTGAACCAAGGGATATGATTAACGCCTTGGAGTACGCAATGGAAATCGTAGAGAGCAGATACAGAGTAATGGAACAAATGAGGGTAAGAAAGTACCCCTTGGGCGATGTTTATGTGATTATAGACGAGTTCGCAGACCTTATGAACACCAATAGAACCGAGGTTGCCCCGTTAGTACAGAGACTTGCACAAATCGGTAGAGCCTCGAAAGTCCATATCATTTTGTGTACTCAATCGCCTATCTCGAAAATTTTGTGTACGGAGATTAAATGTTGCATAGATTCAAGGGTCGGACTTCACACCCGTTCTGCTCAAGATTCAAGAAATATTTTAGACCACAAGGGTTTAGAGAAGTTGCCTATGTTTGGCGAAGCAATATATATGACACCGAAGGGCGAAGGACAGTATAAAATCCCCTATGTTGACGAGGCAGAACAGAACAGATTGATAAATTGGTGGTATGGACAGATTAGGAGGTAATTATGAAATACAACGCAATGTCAGTAAGACGCTATAAGAACAAAGGACAGGACGAATTATTTAACAAGGCTTTAATGCGATACACATTAAGAAGAATTGAAAGAAAACCTACTAAAGTTGATTTTGGAGGCTTGAGAGATAACCCTCATTTTTTAGTACCCGAAAGCGATTACGAATCGGTCTATGAATTTTGGATTGAGGAAGACAACGGCAGAACTGACGCAGAATTGCAGGAATATTGTGACGAAATGGAAGTACACAACTACACACCTTATGATTGTTCGGGGCTTATGTGTACTGCTTATATCACTTGGTATCGTAACAAATCGGGGCTTATCTCGTTTGTTCACAAAAAGAATTTAGATGTTTAAGGAGGTGCTTATGAAAAGAGTAGAGCGAGACATCGTTAGATTTAGTGACGGATTTAGAGCAAGAAGAACAATCTTTATCGAGGACAACGAGTTCTTTGCAAAGCGTTTCGGGGATTTCGTTAAGGTCGAAAAAGATTCTTTAGGCGTTTGGAAACAGAAACAGAAGCCTTGCTTTTCCTCCGAGGAGAGTGCTATGGAGTATGCCAAGAAGCACGGCGGTACTGTTAGAAAAAGAGTTCTGCCCGACTATATGTCAGTTAGCGTTGATTGGGTTGTTGAGTAGGAGGTATGATTATGGCTAAATGGTATGGTAGTTTGAATAACAGAGTTGATGAAAACAGACAGTTCTGCGATGAAATTAAAGTAGGTACAGGTATGACAGAATACTTTTGGTCGGACAGACACGCTTACGAGGTGGTAGCAGTTAAAGACCAAAAGCACGTCAGCGTAAGAGAATATGACCACAAGAGACCCGATGATAAGAAGGACTATTCCTACTCTAATGATTGGGTGCTTGTCAGCAACGAGAAGAATCCTGTTATTGATTTGGTTAAGCGAGGTAAGTATTGGTACACAGTTACTTCTATCACACCCGAAGAAGCCAAGAAAATCTTTGAAGGAGACAGCCTTGACGATAAGTTGTGGGCTTGTAATTGTGGATTTGATTTGCAGGAGATAATCAAGAGTGGCAAGAAGAAGACCACCTATCACAGAAAAAATGTATCTTTCGGTGTTGCCGATTACTATTATGATTATGAATTTTAGGAGGAAAAACAATGAGTAATACAGAAAAATCACTTGCAAAGTTAGATGTTAAACAACGTGAGTGGGTAGAAACCCATAAGCGTATGTATAAAGCGTATGCTCTTGATGGTCTGCTTGAGCCTATGAGAGAGGAATCCTATAAATCCTTCGGCTTTCTAACAGGATTAGAGTTTGCAGGAGTAATCACAAACAGAGAAAAGATGTTAATTCACATTTACGTCACATTATAGGAGGTTATTATGATAGTTTTAAGATTCTTTTGGTGCTTCTTTTATCTCACACTCCCCTTACAGTTAGGATTGATTGCTTGTGGGGTTATGTTGATTAAAGAAAAGATTAGAGCCTCCGAGTGAGAGGCTCTTTTTTTATTTGCTCTGTATTTTAATTTTACTCTTTAGGCGATACATTTTACCCTTTATTTCTTTTTCGCTCGAATTTGAGCCTTCTGTTGCGTCACAGACCTATTCCTCGATGTTAGCCAACTTCGGTTCGCCCTCGAATAAGAGATTGGCTTCTTCAATAAGGGCTTCGGGAGACGCTTCTTCTTGATTGTTGTTGTTCACAACAAATTCCTGTGTATCTTTATATCCAAAATTATTCTTTGCAAGGAAGATAGCCGTTACAGGGTTAATCTTTCCGTTCTGCATATAATCTTCCATTAACGAGTTAAGCAATCCGTTGTACTTCTGTAACACAAGTCTGTTGTCATTCGGAATCGGTGTTACCCCGTTAATGTAATTAAGTAAGGTATCTCTTGTTACTCCGATTGCCAATGCAAGACCTGCTATTGAAGGCTTCATCGCATTACGCATACATAATTCGATGTAATCATAGCACCTTGTGGCGATTTCTTCTGCGCGTTCTATCTTGCAATCAATCGGCTTAAATTGTAACAGGTCAAGATTGTGGATAAGATAATTAACATTATCATTCTTGGTAATGCCACTCGGCAAATCCTGCTTATTTCTAACCTTATTCGCTTTTTGTTCTTCTGTCATAGGTTTCATAATACGAAGTCCTCTTTATCGTCTATTTCTCCAAACTCTAAATCGCAAAGATATTCTTCGTACTTTGCCTGTTCTCTCTTTGAAGGGTGCGGAATATCAATTCCTTTTGCCTTCATATCTGCTCTAATCAATTCTTTTATATATCCCTGCTTGTTTGGAAGGGTGTTAAGGAATTGCAATAAATCCCTGTCCGTATAATTGTTAAGTCTCATTGTTACCAATTTAGTATTTTTTCTTTTCCACTTGTCCTGTGTTGTCATTTTCTCCTCCTATAATGGTGTAAATCTTCTCGATGATGAATCACGATATACTTTCGGCTGATACATCTTGGCTTCTGTGTAACTCGGGGTCTTGTCTGTCGGCTTCGCTTCGGTAACTTCCATTCCTAAAAATGTTCCATATCTTCTTATGCTGTCATAAATCTGTGCAGTATCAAAATTAAATCTGTCTGCAATCTCCCACACCTTACCTACGAAAACTATCTTTCCATTCCTGCGAAGTGTGTAAGTCTTTCCGTTTGATTTCTTGTGCAGTTCCATTTTATTCTCCTTTTAATAATTCGATTATTTTATCGTCCCTAAACTTCTTATACCACTCTACCGCCTTCTGCTCGGCTTCTTGGTATGATAATTTGTTCTCTGTCGGAAGCATTACGGCTCTACTTACATACATCGTGTTGCCTTCCTTCTTAACATTCTCGTAAATATTCTCTTTGATAGGCTTATCGCTCGATAACAAGCATACCCTGTATAACGTCTCATTTTTGTCTATAAAGAACATAATTCCATAATACATAATTTACTCCTCCAACATAGTTATCTTCTTTCCTGTGGCGTTCCAAAGCGTCACAAGGCTACTTCTATCACTTATCATCTCGTCCGCTACGCTAATTGCAATCTCGGGCGTTGATGTAGTATCGAAAATATTATCCGTCTGTATGAAGTCGGTCACTAACTGTGCGTACTCCTCATAGTCCTGTGGTCTGTGAGCCAAGATAGTTGCTTCATACAACGGGTGCGGTCTCCATATAATGCACTTATCCTTGTTGGATTCCAACACTTCTCTAATCTGTTTTAACTTATCCTGTCTGTTCATAAGCGGGATAATGCTCGTCTGTAAGAAAACTGTCTTACGTCCTTTAATAATTTCCGACCAATCTTTAGGGCAATTCAATTTTCCAACTAAATCAAACTTTGCGCTTCCCCAACCTACGCACTCACCCTGCCAATTACAAAATGCCTTTAATACTCTTTGAGCGTGTTCTGCCTGTTGATTCGTTTCAAAGATTACCAATCCCGAGTTCTTTACGCCCGAGTAAAGAGCGTCCTTGTCTGTAATGTCTCCGTCTCCCCTACAAGCATAATGCACTAACACTAAATGTTTGCAGAACTTTTTTAAGTGACTACTGTATATCATCGGACGGGTTACGTTGTTCAAGTTATCGTAAGGATAATGGAATATGAGTACGTCCCAATCATTGTTAAGCATATTGGGAAAGTTCTTTCCGTAATCTCCGAACTCTATACGAGCCTCTATGGGTTGTAAATTCATAAGTGTAAAGTATGGTATCGGCATTATTCCGCACTCGGTCTCATCATCATTTACTGCCGTTGTATAGATAGTTTCCATACTATCCCACATCTCCTGCTTGTAAGGGCAAAATAGAATCTTAAACTTACCTTCGCCCTTAAACTTTGCTTTTAGATTATTGAATATCGTTTTCCCTATCATCTATTTCTTCTCCGTTTACTGTCTTCATAATGTCAACTACTGCCTTCTGCATACTCGGTGTCATTTTCTCAAACAGTTTGTAAAGCCAAATCTGTTCGTGTTCTATCATATCGGCTTCAAAGTGAAGACGTATCTTCTCAAAAGGCAACGATTCTAATGCTTCTAACGATACTTGATAATGAAAATAGAATCCGTAATCATTTGACGCTTTCATTTCGTAACAAAACCCTATATCACTCATAGGGATTGTTCCTATGTGTTCCCATTTGTAACGGGATTTCTTATTCATTTCTTCGATAAACTCTTTTATTCCCATTTCTTCTTCCTCCTAAAGAAGTTGTCTAACTGCACTTCCAACGGCTTAATCTCTGTCGGTCTTAATATCTCAAAGTTCTTTCCCTTCTCCACTACTACGAAGTGCCTCTGCTTCCATAGTGTCGGTCTCGTCTCTATTCTCATATCTTTTTCCTGCTCTCTATCATTTTTAGGAATTGGGGAAAATCATCAACTTGCTCTTTTAATTCTGTCTCCGTGGGTTTATCTCCCCACGTTGCGTGATACACAAACTTTCCGTCTTTATCGAAGATAGATAAATCCCAATGCTTAAAACCCATAAAGGTATCTTTTTCAACTACTCCTGTATAGCCATTTGGCGAAGTGTATATCATTTCTGTTCTCCTTTTAGTTTACTATTTCTCCACTTGAAAGAAACATATTGCGATATTTTTCCATTTCATTTGGTTGAATAGTATTTAACAAAAAGTTATAAAATCCTTCGTGGTCAAAATCTTCGGGACATTCTACCCAATCACAATGTTCGCAATCGTGGTTATTATCACATTTATCTTCTTTTAGTTCGGAAATTCTGTCATTGATAATACCTAAACATTCATAGCCTAATGTTGTATTTCCACAACACGATTCTTCAAAATCGATTAAGCCTTGTATTTCTTCTTTTATCTTTTCAAGTATTTTTACTTGAGCATATTCTTCTCTTGTTAATACTTTCATAATATTATTAATCTCCTTTCAGTTTCTCTTGTTTATGTTCTTTGATTTTATACACAATAATTACGATAATAGGAATAAACCAATAAGATATAGTAATAGTTGCAAACACTATTAAACAAGCAAATATTATGTTCATTGTTTCTCTCCTTTCAGTTCTTTAATGCGATTGTCTATTATTTTTATTGCTTTATCTAATCCCCATAATTTCTGTTTCTTATTTTCTTCAGCGACTTTTTCTTTTATCTTTTCAAGTTCTTCAACCACATCATTATCCGTATATATTCTTGATAAGTCTTTTTCGGACAAATATCCCTTTTGGGCAAAAGATTTTAGTCTGCATTTCAAACTGTTTGGCATTTGTTCTCTCCTTTCAGTTCGGATACAAGGTTTACGGCACTAACATTTGCACCCATTATTGCTTTTGCTCTTTCGGGTTTTTCATCTAATAATTCGCAAAACTTTTTATAACAAGCATTATATCCGTCAACATAGGCTTTTATCTCTTTCGGACTTCGCTCTTGTAATGTCATTTGTTCTCTCCTTCCTTATCCTCTCTTTCACTTAAACTGATAATTCCATCAATGGCTTGTTTTGTATTTTTATTTTGAGTAGCAATTCTATGTATTGCTCGAATAGTTGCTTCGTTCTCGCCTATCTTCTTCATCTTGTTATATCTATCTTCAATCATCCATTGTGTGAGTAGTTCGAAAACTTCATTTTCAATACCTTGCTTGTGTATTATATTTATGATTTCTGTTACGTTCATTCCTTATCCTCACTTTCTGCCTTGCACGGTTTTGGTAATGGCATCCATGCTATAACTGCATTATCGACACGAAAACCAGCTATAGTAGGTTTTACAAACTTTTTCGTATCATAAATATCAAACCATCCAAAATAACTTCTATTTCCATCAGAAACATTAAACAATCCGTTATTCTTTATGTATTCATCATGGTTTGGCAACTTCTCACTAACAGGAATCCATCTTGACTCTTGCTCTACCTCTTCCAACAAGTTAGCCGTATCTTTGCACAAATCAGATACAATGATATGTCCTGTTGATGTTCTATCGTTTTCATGCTCTTTAGCACATTTTCTTAATGCGTTTATATATTTCTGATACTCTACCATTTACTTTTCCTCACTTTCCGTTATTTGCTTTGTTTTCACATTCCTTGCATTTGTTTTCACATTCCTTACAGAAGAACAATCCCTCGGTCAATTCTTTTCCACATATCATACAGTTGCCACGGGTTATCACTTCGGCTTCATATTCCTTATCTGCTTTTATAATTACATCTGCCATATCAATTTCATCTATAAAGTCTGACGGCTCATAGTCATTCATACCCCACGATAAAATTTCCTTTCGTAAAGCATCACCATCAATTAAATCCCCGTGTCCTTTTGGAAGTGGTGTGCCGTTTCCTATTGCATAAGTAAATGTATCAATAATTAGACTATCGTTTTCTTCGCATTCTTTCTTACTGCTTTCATATATTTCTTCTGGTATCTTAATTAATAATTCTATATCTGCCATATTTATTCCTCACTTTCCTGTGGCTCAACCATCTTTGTACCGCAATTCGGACAATGACACATATAAGAATATCTATCATTCTTGTAAAACCACGTATGGCAACGACTACATGAAATAGTGCCGTTATGATTGTCAATCCAGTGTACATTATTTACAGCTTCTAATGCATCAACTATCTTTTGCTGACTCTCCGAAAAAGTTATCATATTTATTCCTCACTTTCTTTAACAACAAGATTTTCACTGATGATTTCGCACGATGATAATACCCTTACATAATATGGCAGTGATATTTGTATATCTTCAGATTTATCAACTTCTATCAAATAAGATTCTTCATTCATATCCTTAATAATTCCACAATTATACCAGCCACCCACTGTTCTGAATTTTACTCTATCTCCTACATTCATACTTCCTCGCTTTCTGCCATATCTGCTTCTATGATTGTTGGTGTAATAAAATATTCTTGGAGATATTTCGAAAACACCTCTGGGTTGTATGTACCAAAGCCTATAATATGTTCTCCATTTTCTTCGTACTTGATTGAAAAGTATGGTTTACATCTATATTCGGGATATGTGCATAATTCAGCAGGTGGATATTCGACCACTATTTCTTCGAATTTTCTTCCGTGTCCTTTTGGAAGTGGTGTACCCATTCTTAATGCTCTTGCCATTTCACATATATCATCTATTGCTATTTCATTGTCTTTTATGCCATTGTCAAAAAGCCGTGTGAAAACATTTTCGTCTATCTTAATTACTAACTCTACCATTCTTTATTCTCCTTTGTTTTCCTGTCTATGTTTATCATAAAGCCGACCATAAATCCAAATATAAACCCTGCTATAAGTAATAAGATTCCAATAATAATAAGTTCTAATGTCATTTGTTTTCTCCTTTCATTTCAGGACACTCTACCCAATCACAATGTTCGCAATCGTGGTCATTATCGCATTTATCTCCGTCTGTTTCTTCTTTCAGTTCTGCTAAAAAACAATATCCGTTTTCATTGGTCTTGCAACCGTCTCCCCACTTCTTACATATTTCGTGAGCGATAATTATAGGGATTCCGTCTACTTGTGCAACACTATCATATTCAAAATATTTACAATCTTTACATAAAATCAATTCGCTCATTTCAACTTCAACTTTTATGCCTTTTCGGTCTAATTTAGTTCTTCCTATCCAACCACTCGGAAGTTTCATTCTGTTTCTCCTTTTAGTTCTTTAATATCTTCTATGTCAACGGCATTTCTTACGCTTATAAGCAAACACTCTAATACTTTCTTGCCTTTGTCCGATAAATACTTTTCAGTACATTCGGCGCACATTTCAAATCCGTCAAGATATGCCTTTTGTTCGCTTTTAGTTCTTAATGTCATTTATTCTCCTACCTATAACGTGCGTTCTTAAAATCTTCCTCGTTAAACCAAAGTCCTTCTGCGCATACCATACAAGGAATACCAATTAAATCGTATTCGTTTTCCGTCAAGTAATCGCAAAAATCTTCAAGGTCTAAAAAACTTACGGAATAAACTCCGTCAACTCGGCTTGTATCTGAATATCTTTCTTCACTATCAAACCATTTATTTAATTTTGTTAAACTATCTTCGTCTGTCATTTATTCCCAATCTCCTTCTTTTACAGGGCAGTAATAACCTTGTATATCGCAACTATCTTTGAAAAAACAATCAAAGCAACCGTGTTCTTCGGTATCGGAATTTTCTCGTCTTGCTATGCTACTATATTCTTCTTTGGTAATAGCACCAACCTTGTAATCACTATAAGCACTCATTCTGTCTCTCCTTCCATAACCTTAATTAGTTGCTCATATTCGTAGTGACCTGCTCTAACATCTATATAGCCACCACCATTAAGAAAAATTCTATATTCATTTCCTATTTTATCAAAGCCAATAATTGAATCTTTTTTAACTGCAACATTATTAAATGTATTACTTTTAACAAATGTAATAATATTAGCACTTCGCTCTTGTTCTAATGCTTTGATTGCCACATTGAGTGCTTCTTTTGCCTGTGGAATTAGGTTCGCAAAATAACAATGTTCTTTTATATTCTTGATTGCTTCTTCTCTTGTCATTCTTTCTTCTCCTTTATTATCCACACCTTATGTTTCTTATTCTGCCACCTAACTGCTTCTTCGTGCGTTTCTACGGCTACATCTATCTTGTTTGAGTGAAAGCCACCTGTATCTTGCACTATCCTTATTCCGACATCTTCAATGTAAATGATTGTCCCATAAGGGAATGTCTTTAGGTCTGTAACTGCACAAGTGAGTTCTGCTATCGGTGGTGTTCCTATTGCCGTATTGCCACCACCACAAATATGTGGGTATTTCTCGCAACAATAAGCCGTAATCGTGTACTCGCCTATGTACTCGTATTCAAGTATCTCCGTCTTACTTTCGTGTAGTTCGTCAATCTTTGCTTTAAGGGTGTCATTTTCTTGGCATACCTTATATACTGTCTCTTGGCATTGTTCTAATGAAGTGGATAGGATTCCGTTCTCCGTCTTTAGTTTGTCTATCTCGTCTAACTGCTTTAGATATAAGTTATGCCAATTAACGTGTCCTACAGTTAAGATTATGATTACAAAGATTAACACCAAGATTATATTATTCTGTCGCATTGTCTAATGTCTCCTTTGCGCTTATGCCTACCACTCGGCAGTATCTTTTAAGGTTTATATCTCTCGGTTGTCTCAACCCTACTTCCCAATCATAAATAGTTTTCCAATTTACTCCGATTCTGTCTGCCATATCTTGCAGTTTTATTCCCTTTGCCCTTCTCGCCAAACAGAGCGTTCTGCCTAACTTATCCTTGTTGATTATTCTTTTGAGTTTCTTTCCTACCAGGATATAATGAGTAAACACTTTGGCTTCGTAGCCTTTTTCGTGTATCAAATCAACGTAAGGCAGTGGGTTAGTGTCAGGGAATATTTCAATTCTCATACCTTCGTACATAATTAGTCCCCCTTATATTCTTCTACTTCGCCTAAACAATCAGGACAAGAAAGGCAAACTTCATACTCGCCACCGTATTTATTTGTTTCGATCAAGATGTCGTCCACATCATACACCTTTCCACAATCCTTGCATTTATAAAGTCCGTTTAACTCGTATTCGTCAAAGTCTCCGTCACAACAAGGACTATAACTCATTGTCTCCCAACAGGGTGCGCCCCAAAACTCGCCCCTTGATTCTTCTACATAGTGTATGTCTTCTTCTCCGAAGACAGTACCACAGTTACAACATCTGTAAATTCCTTCGATTTTCATATTTAGCACCTCCTATACTAAATAGTATATACCCATTCTAAATAAAGGTCAATACCCATTTTATAAATGTATCATTCTTTATCTCCTTTCCATTTTTGCACCACAGTTCCAACAATAATTTACTTTTACAGTTTTTGATTGCGTATCACTATGATGACACTCCGAACATTCAAAATCATAGTTATCATTTCCAACATACCCTAACTCTATCCAATGCCCTGTTTTTTGGCTTTTGAGTGCTATGATTGCCATATCAATACTATCGTCTTTAGGTCTGTAAGATACATCTGCATTTGCTAACATTAAATCTGCTATTGCTTCTTCGTTTGTCATTTATTCTCCTTTCAGTTCGGATAACATATCTTCTACTTTGCTTTCAACACACCATTTAACAACATCAAGCAAATCTGTTATTGTGTTTTCTTCTAAAAAATGCCTAATCTCCATTTCTAAATCGTCTTTTGAACGATTATCAAAAACACTCATTCTTTATCCTCCTTTTAATTCCACTAATACAACCTTACAAATCAAATATAGTCACTTGGCTATTTTCTTCTCTCATTCTCTGTTGCGCTATATCAAAGTATGGTTTGTGTAATTCACATCCCATAAAATCTCTCTGATTCCTAACACAACAAATACCTGTTGTCGCTAATCCCATGAATGGGTCAAATACTAATTCATCTGGCATAGTAAAGTTTTGAATCAACTCATTGCAAAAATCTTCTGACATTAGCGCCCTATGCTTATCTGAATAGTTATGGTTTGAATTGATATTCTTAACTATAACATTGGTATATCCATTAGAATTTATATATAACTTATCAAATTCCTGTCCTTTAAGGATTATTACCATCTCATAAAAGTTGGCAATTCTATGTGGATAATGTTGTGGTTGTGCGTTAGGTTTATACCATATCAAAATATTATCAATATTGTCTGCAAATCTTCCAATGAGTTTATATACATCGGATTTATTGTTTAATATAGGTTGTATATTATATAATACGTGCCTCTTGGTTATTCTCAACATTTCATTTATGCACTCTGTTTGCCAATCAAGCCAATCCTCTCTATTTTCTGCAATTTCATACTTGAAATGTCTTTTATTTGCCTTATCGCTCTCACTGCATCCACTGTCATTATATGGTGGACTTGTAAGTATTACATCCACAAATTTATCAGGCATCGCCTTCATATTTTCAAGACAATCACCTAATATCAATTTATATTTAATCATTGCTTATTATCCTTTCTATTTTTCAAACTTTCGGCATTTTCAAAGTTATTATCAACTCTCCTTCGTATTTTGCTCTATTTTGCCATTTTGCTTCGTAGCCTATAATTTTATCGCTGAATTAAATTTCATTCGATACAGAGCCTTCTGTCGCGTTAGGATTGTATTCCTAACTCTCGGTTAATCTCGTCCCAATCATAATTGCTCTGTTGGAAGTTATTAAACTGATTTTTCTTCTCGGGGTTGTTAGTCTTATTTTTATAGTTGCCTTCCATTACTTTGACAAAATTATTAACATTTAATATCCACTCAAAATCTGCACCTTTCCAAGTTCCACTTCCGTTTCTTAAAAAGTCCGATTCCTGTGCTTTGTTAAATACATCTATTATTTGTTCTTCCGAGTATTCTTTTAACCTTGCATTTGCTAACTTAATGCGTTTGTCTGTAAGTTTCATTACTTTTGGCAAAGAAGGACAATGTTCGTGATAAAGGTCAACTATCTCCTGTGCTTTTTGACAATAATTTATATTACCTATACTATCCTTACCTATACTATCCTTAACTATACTGGGTATACCAATACTCGGTATACCAACACACTTATCCTTTTCCGTGTAAGCGTTTTTCTCGTCAAGTACAAGAGATTCTTTTTCCTCTAAATAAGTTGTGGATTGATACCTGTCGCTACGGAGATAATTGTTGATTCTCCAATGTTTGATAACTATTACACCGCTTTCAAAACCTAATACAAATCTCTTTTCTAAAAGAATCTTCATATCGTCTTGACTTGCACCACATTGTCTCATTATCCCTTTAGGACTTCCTACAAATCCGTCATCGTCTGCAAACATTCCTAAAGTAAAATACAAACATCTTGCCGATAGTGGCATATCCAAAAAAGCGTCACTTAATACTATGCTTTTAGCAAACATTCTTCTCTCTGCCATATTACTCCTTTGCAAAATAAAAACCGTCCCGACAAGATTCTCCTACAATCCTATCGAAACGGCTATTTGCCCTTGTCAATATTCTTTTTACACCTTATCGGTAGTAGGAGTACCAACAAGGGCTATATGCTTATACTGTAAAAGGGGAAGTATAAAACACATAAATTATATTACGCTAAATTCTCTTAAATGTCAAGACCTCGAATATTCTTTATATTCTTCTTCGAGTTCTGCTCTAAACTTCTTAACACGCTCTGTTCCCTGTAACTCGGGATATTCAGCCTGTACCTTACGTCTTGCTCTTGTTACTGTATCATAGAGAGGGAGACCTAAATCTGTTAAGTTACGAAGCACCATAGCAAACGGCATTTTAGTAGCATTAGGGTTAAGCCTCATCATAACCTCGATATACAAGTGAGGGTCGGAATCCCTTGTTAAAGGATTCTTAATAAGAATATCCTTAACTAAATTGGTTGTGTTCTTAAAATCCATCTTTTACCTCCGTAATAATTAGTTCAGTTCTTGGGTTTTCTTTGTCATAATGCACACGGCTTCTATCGTGTCCTACAATAATCGTGTAGTTATCGTCTTCTATCACACCTGCCTTAACAAGTACATCGTCTATTGCTTCTAACAAATTGGTTAAATCGCATTTACGTCTTGTCCCCATATAGAAATGCGCTTCGATGTTCACAGGATAATTGATGTAATCGGTGCAAAAGCAGAGATATTGAATCGCTCTTTTTTCATACTCCCTATATTTCTTCGAGGGAATAATCATCGGTCTGCCTTTGCACATAATTATCTGCTGTGAGTTCTTCTTGGTAACAGGTTCAATAGGTATTGTAAATTTCATAAGTTCCTCCGTTAGAAGGGCATATCCGAAAGAGCGTTAGCAGGTATGTCCATAAAGTCGCCGTCACTCGAATTGGTAGCCTGTGCAGGTTCACTCGAAGCGTTCTTGCTTTCGTAGAATCCTTGTTCTTCGACAATAATATCGGTGGTATAAATTTTCTGCCCTTCTTTGTTAGTGTAAGAACCCGTCTGTATTCTTCCTACAACTGATACTTTCATACCCTTATGAAAATACTTCTGTGCAAATTCCGCAGACTTACCAAAAGCCACAATGTTTAAGAAATCTGCTTCGGGTGTTCCTTCTTTTTTAAACTTTCTGTCAACGGCAAGGGTATATCTTGCAACCTCGCCACGCATTTCAATATCTCTACAAATTCTGCCAATTAAGCAAACGCAATTCATTTCTGTTCCTCCTGTTCAATCCACTTGTCTTGATGTTCCTCATACTCTTTTCTTAATTCCTTCTCGTCAATGAAATCATTATGACATTTAAGAGTTCTCTGCAAGATAGAGACAGTACGGCTTAATTCTTCTATCTTTTTAGCCTGTTCAGCGTTCTTTGTTCTGTACTCGCACTTCTCTTTGTAAGCACGGTCTTCGTTATCCTGTGCGTCCTGCACTTTCTCTGCCATTTCGATAATCATTTCATTGTAATGCTCTAACAAATCTTTTAATAAATCGTCCATATTAGTCCTCCTATAATTCACTCTTACCAAATATCCTACGGAAATCTTCTCTCGTTCCGTATTCTTCTTCCCAACGTCTTTGTGCGAACTGCTTTAACTGAATGTCGATTGCTCTGCCTTCGGGTTTATCGTGTATCATCGAATGACAATCCCTACACAGATACACAGTTAAGCCGTAATCGTCTGCATTTTTCCTGTTGGAATGTCCGTGCCAAGTATGGTGCAAGTCTAACTCTCCTTGCCTTCCACAGACGAAGCATTGTCGCTCTCTTTGCAATATAGATTCCATTGCTCTAAAGCCCTCCTCATTTCTTTGCTTAATGGTCTGTCCTGCCCTGTATCTACAAGGTCTTGAATCACGCCATCGAGAAGTTGTGCAAATTCTTTAGTGGTATAAGTGCTACTGCCAAAGTAACAAAGTAATTGAACTGCCTTCTTTCCGTTGATTTCGAGTTCGCCTATCTCCTCGCACTCTCTCCAACCTTCCTTGAAGGCTTCTACTGCTTCGGGCTTTAAGCATACATAAGTGTATTGCCCGTACTTCTTCAACGATTCAAGATACACCTGCCATTTGTCCTTGTTCTCAAACTTCGCTATCTTGCCGATACATTCCCACAAGAGCCGATTGGCTTCCCCACTTCTTAAATCCTTGAAGGTTTCAGCCGTGATTATTAACTCCTTGTTGTTAATCTTATCAGCCTGTTCGAGATTCCCTTCTTCCATTTCAAAAGATACGATGTAGTTGTTTGAAAGAAGTTCTTTGTGAATCGACTTTAACTTTCCCTTAAACTTCATAAGACCTCCTTCATAGATTCAAGCAGTTGTTCTTCGGGGATAATCGGTATCTTGACAAGTTTTCTTTTTCCGTCCTTTAGGTGTATGCCATAGAGAGAATCTATCTTGTAATCGTAACTCTGCTCTATGCCTATCTTATAAAGGTTTAACTGATAACACAGGTAATCTTTATCAAGCACCGAAGTAGTCTTAATGTCTGCTAATGCTATCCCGTTCATTTGCATTACGAGGTCAACTGTTCCTGCGTATGTCTTTCCACCAAAGTCGATAATTACGGGGAGTTCGTTCTCTATTGGGATAAATCCGTAGTTCTTTCGTAAGAACTTAAAGTCCTTCACTTCATCGCTTCCGTCATCGAACCCCTTGCAGAACGCTTCAATCGCCTTGTGTACTTGCGTACCTCTCTCACTTGCTCTTTTAAGCACTTCGGGGCTGATGTTAGCGTACTTATTGGGAAACACCTTTTTGAGAATCTGCGTTACGCTCTCGACCTTTTTTCCGTCAACGTGATAGGTATGTGTGATTTCATCAAAAGTCAACTCTCTGTCTTTAATCTGCATTTTTAACTCCTATCTTGACGTAGGCTTTGACAGGGCTTATTTTAGCGTACTCGTCATAAAGGTCTTTATGCGCTTCCTTAAAAGCCTTCTTATCGAAATCCTCTTTGGTAGTCTCGTCAATATAAGTAATAGTCAACTTCGGGGTATCTATCTTCTTGATATTGCGCTTTTGCATTTCGATTAAGAGCGATTCCTTCAATACCTTCTCGGCTTCTTTGAGTTCGTTTAACTGCTTAACCACAGTTGCGATACGATTCTCTGTCTCAATAGGCAAAAGGTTATCACTTGTTAGTGCTATTTTGTTCATTCTTCTCCTCCTCTATCGACTTCTTGCGCTTCTCAATAGCGATATTAGCCTGTTCCTCTGTCAAGTCTGCCAACTGCTTTACACTAAAGTATTTAAGCATTGCATTAAGGGTTGTCTCATTCGGTGTGAGTTCCTTAATCTTTTTTACCTGCTCTGCCGTAGCCTTCTTAACTTCGGGCTTCTCCTCTCCTTCGGGTAAGTCCTCTCCTGCGTAGATATAAAGTCCAAGTCCGTGTCTTGCTACCGCTTTGGTAAGGCTTCTCTGTATAGCCTTATTGACATCGTAACTTGTTACGTTATCCAAGGGAATACTCTTGTTCTTGAAGTCCATAACAGGCAAGTATTCGATATGCTCGATTCCGTTTACTGTAACACCTGTCTTAACCCAACAAGTCTTTCCGTCTGTGTGGTAGCACCAACCCTGTGCGTTCTCATAAATTGTGTAAGTTGCTTCGGGAAACTTCTTCTTGAGTTCAGCCCAAGCCCAAGCCCACGAAAGATAACTTAAATTGTTCTTCTTCTCGATTTTGTCTCCGACATTGATTGAGTTCAATTCAGTAAAATAATTCTCCATTGTGTTCCTCCTACTTTGCATTTAACAAATTCTCGATTTTAACTCTCGTAACTTTACTGCAAGAATCTGTTTTCTCAATTCTTGAAATAGTTACATAGTGAAGACCTAACAACTTTCCTAAATCGGTCTGTGTTAAGTTGTTCTTTGCTCTGTAAGCAATCATTCTTTCCGATAATTTCATATCTTTTACCTCCTCTCTACATACCATTATAGTTAAACGAGATTAAATGTCAATAAAAAATGTTAAATTAAATTAAAAAAATACACCACAAGGTTTTTAAGCCCTGTGGTGCTTTGATTACATACTCTGCATAAATCTTTCGAGTTTCATACGAGTTGCTTCATCGGGTGCTTCGTCCATAAGACGCTCTATCTCGTCACGCATACCTGCGCTTGAATATCTACCCATAGAATCACGTCTTGCATTTCTGCCACGTCCTCGTCTCTCTGCGTAGTCTCTGTAACTTCCGTCTCCATAACTGCCACGATAGTTGCCTTCGTAGCCGTAACTTCCACGATAAGAGCCACGCTCGGAGTATTCGGAATCCATTATCTTGTCGATGTTCTTAATAGCGTGTGCAAGTTTATCTACGATTTCAAGACCACCCATATCGAGTTTGTCTTTTGTTCCGTATTCTTCGAGTTCCTCGCAGAGCATATCTTTAAGTTCTTCTAATTTGTGCATAACTCTACCTCCTATGCTATTCTCTCAACAGAAATTGACGCTTTTCGTCTTACTGTGATTGAAGGTGTAGGTGTTGTAGTGGGGTCATCTTCCGTTCCGTTGGCATAAATTGCCGAAACAGATACACAACAGCCACAAGGAACAGTTACGGGAAATTCTGTGTGAATAAATCCGTATTCTTCAACCGCCTGTGGTGTAAATATTGCTACGCTTTCGGGAACAACATTTCCGTTCACAGTAATTCCTATTGCTATCGGAGTTAATTCTCCTTCTTCGGGAATCTGTATGTTTGCCTGCACCTTTACATTATATCTTGCAAATTTGTTGGTATTGCTTCCTTGCAGATTAAGAACCCCTGTTGCAAGTGGTATTACACAACCTTTATTGCAAGGGATAGAAACTGTATCAAAAGGTATAGTACCGTTCAAAGCGACTAACGAATCGCTTGAAGTTAAATATTCTGCCATAACAATACCCCCTTAATTGAAGAAGGTGTTTCCATTGCAACCACAGCCATTGTTATTGTTGCAAGTGAAAATAGGTGTTCTGCCGTAAACAGGTGTCGAAGGTACAGGACAGTTGTTCAATCTATTGTAGAGTTGGTCTACTTCGTTTGAGAATCCCTGTGCGATAAATGCGTTCTGTGCAACCTGTGAAGCAGAGAGGTCTTTCATAGCAAGTTCCTGTCTCAAGTTAGCGATAGTATCGTTCTTTGCGTCAAGTTCGAGGGCGCATAACTTGTCAAGGATAGCCTGTGTTCCTCTTGTCTGTGAATCAATTATGTCTCTTGTGTTGTTAGCGTCTGCAAATCTTGTAGCGTTGCCTTCGTTCTGCACGATGTTCTGTGTTTGGCAAGTAGCAAGGCGATTCTCACAACAGCAGTTTGCTAACTGACTTGTAACATTGTTGAATCCTGCGTTAATAGCGTTCTGCATAGCGAAGTCGGTCTGCATATTAGCAATCTGTCTCGCATTAGCACCCTGCTCTACACCTGCAAAGCCGTTACATAACTGCGTAGAAATGCCGTTGATTCCGTCCTTAATGCTTGTAATTCCGTCATTAAGCATTACGTCTCTAAAGCCTTCGTTAGTGTTAGCGTTAATGCTCTGCTGTCCGTTAAGAAGCCAAGGGAAATCATAGCCTAACTGTGCGTTGCCGAAGCCACCACCGAAGCCGTTGCCCCAACCTCCGTTACCTGCAAGAAGAAGGAGTAATACAATCCAACCCCAATCTCCACCGAAGCCACCAAAGCCTCCGTTACAACCATAAGCAGGAGTAACAGGCATTGTTGTAACCAAATTGTCATTTGATAACATAAGTTTTTCCTCCTATAAATTTTTTAGGTTAGGGACTACTCTCTTAAGCGAATAGTCCGTTTTATATTAAAGTGCGCTCTTTAATAACATTAGAACATACCCTTAAACATAGGGTTATCTCGCATACTCATCGCTTGATTAACTTGGCTCTGTGAGACCTGCCCTGTGTTCAATAGGTGCTGAATTATCTCGTTAGGGTTAGTCAAGTTCTGTGGAATGTTGTACCTTTGGTTTAGCATTGCCATTGGGTTTTGACGAAACTGTTGATACATTTGCATTACGTTCATATCTTCTCTCCTTTAACGAGTTAATTTCTCCCCATAATCTGTCTATTTCTTCTCGGTAATCTGTTTCGGGTTTAGATTCGCTGTCTTCCTTACGATACTTCTCGAATATAGGCTTATCGGATTGAGAAAATCCCATAGCCTTTGTATAAATGTAAGGTGCAGATTCGTCTTTGAAGCATACAACATTACCGAATCCAACGGGGAAGTTTCTCGCTTCTGCCTCGCTTCTTACATTCACAAACGGAGTTTGTACCTGCTGATTCTGTGGTGTAGGAATATTTTGTCCGTACTGATACGGATTGAAATAAGGGTTAAAAGCCATTTATTTATCCTCCTTTTTATACCAAAAGAATTGTGGTATCTCGTTACTACTATTCCAAGAATCATAAAGCGTTCCGTCAACAATAGTAGCAACGTGATTACCAAAGCCTAAAACGAAAATGCCGTTAGGGTGGTCTTTTGCAAAATCCTCGGCAGTATAACAATCGGGGCAAGTATCGGGAAGCGAAGACCTATAAAAGCCGTTCTGTCGGAGTAAAGCACCCCATACGTTGTTTGCATTAGGTAAGTCCCCCATTGCAAAGCCATTTAATGACAGTTTTGTATAAGCCGATTCCCAATCCGTATCGAGCGCTTTGGCTATTGCTCTAATAGCACAATCTCCTACAGATTTATCGTTGACGGGGTTAGGATTGTAATATTGCCACATTTAGATTCCTCCCTGCATTTCGTAAAAAACTTCCTTGTCTTTGAGCAATTCAAGAATAAAAAAGGCAACCTTGAATATGTATTCAACAGGAATGTCTTTTAATTCTTTAGCGTTCAAAAGTTTTTCTGTAAATTTCTCCATATCCATAGTTGTCTCTCCTTTGAATCTTATTTTAGACAATAAAAAAGACACCTAACAGTTACGTTAAGTGCCTTAAAAGAGGTTTAACTATATTACTTTGATAATCTTCTTGTTTACTCTGCGACTTGCCTTCTTAACCCCGTCAACCGACATATTGACTTGCTCTGCTATTTCTTCAAGTGGAACTCCTTGGCTTCGCAGTTCAAATATATCTCGCTCGACACCGACAAAGTTGCAGTTTTCTCGAAAGAAATCGAGTTCGGGTTTAGTGAAGTCCTTTACGTTCATTTCTTCTTACGGCTTCTCGGTCTGTGACTTCTAATCTTTACTGTTTTAGTTACCTTGATTTTCGCCATTTATTTTCACGTCTCCTTCCCCACTACTAAATACTACGTTTGCGCTGTCTTCTCCCTGTAATTCGTAACTTTCTGTAAGTTCCTTGTCGGGCAAGTTCCAAGCGATTAACCACGCTAAATTACTACCAACAAGGGCTACAATCAATATTATTATGATGATAAATCTTCTTCTTGATTCCTGCTTTATTTCGTGAAGCAGGGCAGTTGCTAAATTATCCATATCGACCTCGCTTTCCTGCATTGTAGCATATAAGGTTAAATAAGTCAAAAGCCCACGTCAAAAGATTCGTCTATGTCCTGTATTTTCTTTTTATCCTTGTAAAGACCTTCCGACCTGTCTAACATCTTCGTTCTCTCGTCATTGTCAATAAGTCCGATAAGGTAGAGGAAATAAATCCTATCGTCTGTGGCTCTCTTGGTCTCCCACAAATCTTCATTACGGGCTAACGCAACTCTGTACTCTACTTCTGCAAGTCCGTCTAATACACTTGCTACATCTTTCATTTCAACTTCTCTTTTCATCGCTTTGCACTCCTTTGATAAAATATTTTCTTGTTATTGGCTTTTGCAAATTCAAATTCCCTTTTCGCACCTTCGCTGTTCTCCCAACCCTGCAATAAGCAAATCGCTTCGCACATATCGAGTAAGAATAAATCAATAGACATATACTCCTCGTAGTCCATTTTCTTCGGCAGAACCTTGCCTATTTTCGCAGGATTGATAACATCGTGTCCCTGTCGCTTTAAGTCACTCTCTGCGTTAAGGAATCGTCTGTAAAAACTTTTGTCTTTTGTAATAGCACCACTAATATAAATTCTCATTATGCACCTCCTATGCTTCATACTATATAACTTTATTTAACTTTTGTCAACACTTTTTAACAAAACAAAAAGAGCAGTCCTACCAAAACTGCTCTCTTGCGTAAACTACTATTTGCTCTAATATGGTTTGAAAGGAGGTGTTCTACTATGAACTCAACCAAAAACTATATAGATTATAACAAACAATTTTTTATTTGTAAAGTTCTTTCCAAGTTGCTTCGTCTGTAACGCCTGTAACGAATCTTGATTCTTGGAATCTCTTTAACGCAGACAGGGTATTGTTTCCAAAATCTCCGTCAATTCCCTTGGGGCTAAATCCCTTCTTCTCTAATAGTCTCTGCAACTCCTTTACAGATTCGCCCTTACTGCCCTTTTTGAGAACAGGGTAGGCATTACTGCTACTCTTTGGCTTTTCGCTCGTTGTAGGGGCTTGTGGTGCGTTAGAAGTGGGTTGTACGTATGTGATGAACGGAAGTTTTGCGTGTTTAGTCCATTTTCTTACATTAAGTCCTTCAAATGAACGATTAAAGTTGCCTATTCCTGTAATCTGCACTGTACCCTTCCACGCATTAGTACACTCAATCGCCTTATAATCTCCAATAGCAACTCCAACGTGTCCTTGAATCCACAAAAGTTCGCCTACTTGCAGATTTGCAAAGTTGGAAGATTTATCGTAAGAAGCGTCATAGATTGATTGGTCGGAATAGTCTTTCACTCCGTTGGAAGTATAGACCATATTCGGAAAGCCCCACATAACACCCTTAATAAGACCAACGCAATCAAAAAGTTTTGTATCATCGGGCAAAGCCTTTAATTTTGCTATCCTGTCTTTAGTGTACCAAACGGGATATTGATTAGCCTTTTGATTGATAAATGAATCCGTAGCGTTCTGCCCGAAAGCACCTTTAGCGTACTTGGTTTTATAATTCAACACATCAAGAAGTTTAGCAACAAACTGTTCATTAGTCATTTGTATCTTCTCCTTCGTAGTAGTAAGTTTCGGGATTCTCTACTTCTTCAACATCTTCATCGTAATTATCAATGATTCCCACAACATTTTCCTGCAACGCATACCCCCATTGTGTTTTAAGGACAACGCAGAAATCATCAATAATCTGCTTCTTCAACTCTGCAATCATAGGAATATCGTCGTCTAAAAGGTATTCGTCCTTGGTATTCTCTACGCAGTTAAGAAACTCTCCGTTCCAAAAATCTAACTCTGTTCTATCTTCGGGCTTTAAGTTATTCTTGTTGAAGATTTTAGGGTTATAATAACTCATTACTTACCCTCCAACTTCTTGTTATATACGTGTGAACTAACACCAAGAAGTCCACCCAAGAGAGCGTCAATAGCAGTAATAGTACCTGCAATCTGTGGAACTAAAGGAAGTCCCCATATCTCTCCGATTGTAACCCAAAAAGTTGCAATTAAGGGCAGAGCCACTAAAGCCACATACTTCAAAATGTTGTACCACTTGTTTGATAACATAATCTTCTACCTCCTTAACATATACTCTTGTAATTCTTCACTTGCTTTTTTAAGTTCTTCTGTATGATTTCCGTCAATTTCGTGTTTCATCATAGCCAAAAGACCACGCAGAATAACTTTAATACCTTCTTCGTTGGAATCTAACCTTGCTTTGTCACGTCCAAACATAGAATCGTAACGCTCAAATACGGCTTTGATTTCAAAGTCCATTTTGCGCTCTAACATATTCACACGTTCTTCAAGATTGTTTGTCGGCTCTTTCGTCTTTGACACTCTCTGCTCTATTAAGTTCCAAAGTGTCATAAGGGTAATCAAGCCACCACAAATTGCAAGGGTTATTTCAAGCCATTCACTCATTCCGTTTGTTCTCCTTTAGTTGTCTTTGTCTATAAGTATAAGCACTAAAACAAACAATATCAATATAATTAAAATAATTTTACTGTCCATAGGTACTAATACGGCTCGTGCGTTATCTCGAAAAACTCCGATTCGGAAATCCAACCCTTGACAACTGCCTGTCTAACTCTGTCGATATTCCAAAGATTGTGGTCATAATAATATTTAACTTTCTCGTAGTTCTTTGAATGAATCATAAGTCAACCCCCACTTCCATAGCCATATAGTCAATGTCTGCTCTCTGTTGTAAAGATTCTCTCGTAAGTTCGTTGCCTGTCAACTCGTAGTTCTCTGCTTCCGAAAACTCTCCGTTCTCGTACTTGAACACTCTCGGTCTAACGAACTGTGGAACTTCCTCGACACCGACAACACTCATAATGTCCTCGAACTGCTGAACAAAGTTCTGTCCGACTTTGGCATAAATCTTTTCGTTGTTACCCATATATCCCTGTGCTTTGTCAATATAGCAAGGAATGATAATGCCGTTTGTATTCTTCATTACAGGCTTTACATCATCAACTATGTCAATGATAACATTATTGATATTCAAATATAGATACATTGTTATTCTCCCTTAATATCAAATCTCCGACTATAACGGATATACAAGACTAATGACTATGACCTAAAGCGTTCTGTCGTAACAAAACCCTCGGTTCTTGTATAGTTTGGGTTTCACATAATATTAATCAAAATACATAGAATCGGCTTCGTTATCAAAGCACCGACAGCCCCAAAATGTGCATTTTTCAGAATTGTAGTATTGCTCAAAATCTTTATCGTTGTTACACCATTTCTTTATTGCTATGTAACAGGCTTCCTTAAAATCTTTTGCTTTTTCTTTTCCTATAAATTCGTGCTTATGTTCTTGTCCTGTTGCCCTATATCCTTCAAGCCATACTTCAAATTCTTTTTCATCACTCATTGTTCGCTCTCCTTTATTATCAATAACAGAATAGCCTAATCTTATCGTTGCCGAATAAATAGAATAATCATTTTTACATTTTTCGCCCAACGGCTTTATTCCATTTATGATAGCCAAGGCTTCATTCTGCACATCAACCAACGACAAATTATTTTCTTCTGCATACTTGCACAAATTATCTAAATAATCTAATGTTAGTTTTTTAATGCTCATTCTTTACTCTCCTTTACTATCACTTGTTCTAACAAATACAAAATACAACTCGGTGTCTCTCGATACCCCTGTTCCCAACTCTGCACTTGCCTTAATGTAAAATGATACTTCTCGGCAAATTGCTTTTGGGTTAGTCCTGTTTGCTCTCGCAATTCTTTAATTGTCATAAGCAACTCCTTTATTCAATTTTGTATATTGTATCACATTGTGATAGTAAAGTCAAGTTTAATGACGATTTGTCGCAATTCCTTATAATTCACGTTTGACATATAATACTATACAAACTATGTTTGCTATAAAAAGTAAAATAAATGTTAATAGAACTATTGCTAACACTATTTTCATAATTTACTCCTTATGAATCTGCCGTAAGTCTGAAACAAGGTACTACACCTTTTGTAGCACTTGCCCCATCATATTTCGCACAATCTTGATGATACGAGCCATCTGCACTTATTCCGTCTGCGTAATATGTATCCCCATAAGAACAATCACTTAACCACCAGCCATAAGCCCATGCACTACCTTGATAAATTTTTATTCTACTTGCTTGTGTTGTAAATATAGGAAATTGCCCTGTTCTCGAAACAGGTGGCGTTCCTGTGGGCGCTGTTCCATTTGTTTCTGTTCTGTCTGGAATCCATACATAATCTGTATATGTAAAATAAGTGTTACTATTAGTAATAGCACTTCTTGACACTTGTTTTATGTACTGCTTATCATTTACACCAATGGCATTATAAAATGCTTGCGCTGACGCTCTTAAATAAGAAGAATCGTAAGAATTTTGTCTGCCACTTGAAAATTTTGTAGTTGAATAAATATCTTTACTCACAAAGTCTATTGCGTGGTTATTAGTGTCAATTCTTGCAACTTGCATTATCCAATTTGCACCACTAATATCAATTTTTACTTCGTCACCAATGTTCATTAACCCCTCTTGATGTGCATTTAGTAAACTTTGCACACCGACTAAAGAAGCCATATCAACAACTAATGAACGGATAGTTTGTCCATAATCTACGGTTACATATTCTCCACCTATTTCGGTTTCAACATTGTTGATTTCCTCAACCTTGCAAATCTTGTAATAATCATAAGGTGGTACAGTAAAAATCAAAGGTGTACCAACTGTTACAACTTGCTTATCTTCTGTCTGTAATGCATTGTAAACTGAACGGACACGAATAGTATCACCAACACTAAAGGTTGATGTATCACATATTATTCTGCCCTGTCCGTAATAAAATCCGTCTGCATATCCCATTGTCCTATCTCCTTTACGATATTACTTCGGTTATCTGACTTCCACTAAATGTTATAGTCTTTGTTGTTGTAACTCCATTTATAGTTACGGCATCTGTTATTGTTCCATTTGCATTAAAAGTTATTGCTTCACTATAATCGTCTGCTACTACACTTATACTTCCGTCTGCATTGAATGTTGTTGTCTTGCCGACCATATCAAGCGATTGTAAGCGTGTAACTCCTTGTGGTGTCTGCATTTGAAATACAAGTCCACCCTCTCCGTCACTTAAGGCAGTCGGTACTTGCCCTGCACTTGCACCACTCGGCACACTTATCATATCTTGCGAATAGTCTCCACTCGCAGGTAAAACTACTCCTGTTCTGCCGTTGAATGAATCAACTTTGCTTCCAACAATGCTCTGTGCCTGTTGTTCCCAATACTTTGAGTTGTTTTCGTAATAAGGACTTCCACTTGTTACAGGAACTCCGTTTTGTGTTCCGTTCGCCCAACCTTCCGATACAAGTGCCTTTGCTATGGCATCAGCTTCTGCTGCTTCTGCACCACTTTTAGCACTCAAACAATCTGCCAAGTAGTTAGGTTGAAGTTTTGCACCTGTAATACTTCCGTCTATGATATTAGCCGTTACGCTTCCGTCATTTCCAATAGTCCACGATATGCAACTTGAATCTGTGAACTCGTATTGAGTGATTAACGCACTCATATCTATATACTTGTATGTTCCGTCCTCTAACTCGATTACCAAGTTTTGATAGTGTGGACTTGAAGGGTTATCATCATAGTCGAAGTTAATCGCTATCTTTTCAAGCAAGGTATCAATCGTCTTGGTTGTGTTATTGAACAAAGTAAATGTAATAACACCTGTGGTAGAATCAAAAGACACATCTTTGAAAGCCTGTAATAAGTCGCTCTGTTCTGCTTTTGTGGTGTCCAAAGTGATAACTCTATCGTCTACTGTATCTACTGACACTTCATTTCTGTTTAACTCGGTGTCAATAATAGGACTTGCTATTGACGGATAGTTTTCCCAAAAGGTGTTTTTACTTGAATCGTGGGCTTTAGTCCAACTCTGTCCCATTGTCTAATTCTCCCTTCTCCGTAATTGTCTCGGTTGCCATTTCTTCAAAAGCCTTTAATTCGCATTTAATCATAAGGTTTTCAAGCACTACCCTTTTACATTCATAAGGCACTTGCGAAGCGTTTATTACGGCAACTAAATTATCTTCTAACTCTCTAATCTGCTTGTTCATCAACAACTTCCTTTATGATAGTCGCACTTGTTTTCTGTTCATTCTCGTATGCAATCTCATAATCTCCTAAATTGCTAACAAGTTCTGCCATAAGTTCTTTAGTGTTTGCGTAAATGTGACCAACTACTAATTTCATTTTTAATCTCCTTTACTGTCCTAAAAATGTATATCCTTGTCCGTCAATCGTGACGGATTTTGCCGAATATCTTACACCACCAACATACAATGTACCTGCTGACAAAGATTGAACAGATAAGTTCCAAGAAGATAAAGATGTGGTGTTCAACTTGTCAACTGTAATAGAGCCACTTGCAATTCTGTTTGCCGAGATTGTTCCACTTGTTATCTGTGAAGCACTTATATTCTGTGCAGACAAGTTTTGTGTGGTAATTGCTATTGCCGAAAGATTATCAATTTTAGCGTCTACGGCATTTAACTGATATGTCTTAATATAATCTGCTTCGATAGTTCCTACTCTTATTTTAGTAGCCGTAATCTCGTCTGCGTTATCCTTTACACCTGCTCTGTTTGTACTAACTCCTGTGGCTTCGCTCTCGGTGTATTTCTCTCTATATTGTATTCCTTCGCTCTCTATCGTGTCAAATAGTGCTTGAATACCCTTTAGTGTTCTCTGCAACACATAACTTCTTACTATGTTCTTCTTTGTTCTTGTAAGAAGTACGTCTCCACACTCTACCCAAGGGAATCCTACGCACTCTAAATTCAAGGGAGTGTACCATACAACTTTAATTTCGTTAAGGATATTTTGACAAGCCGTTGCCTTATCGCTAAACGAAGAAGCCAACATATTATCGGCAATAGTAAACATATTGTCTGCCGTTCCCTTGCTTGTTGCGTTTCCTTCGTTATCCCTTATGGTTACACCTGTGACCTTTTCAACTGTATAAGGCTCGTAACTTATCTTTGAGTATGCCGACAAATCATATCTTGAATCTGCGTTCTCTCCACTCGGATAAGTGGTAGGCGAAGGGAATGTCTCGTAACTCGGATATAGACCCTTCATAATCTCACGAAGTTGTCTGTAATGGAATTTCTTGTCTCTGCCGTACTGTCCGTATCTTGCGTTACATTGGCAGATGTCTTCCATTATCGTCCCTGCGTTTAACACTTTCGGAAGTTTAGCACTATCTATCTTCGTAAGTGTTTGAGAATCGTTAATCAAATCGCCTGTGGCTTCTTCGCTATGCACATCTACCACTTGTTCTATGTCAAGTAGTGTGAAGAAACTGTTTCTAAAGTTCTTCATTGTGATAGGAAACGTCAATCCGTTATACCACGAAGTTACATCTTGCTTACGGATTTTATACAAGGGGTCATAGCAAGTCAGTTCCGTTGTAACATCTTCGCCATTTCGGTTTGTCTGCTCTACTACATAACCACTAAACAAGGGTATTGTTTCGGTATTGTCTGCCGTAATGGTTACTTCGATATACTCGTCTCTTATATCTTGAATGACACCTGCAACACTTACCTTGAACTGTGAAGCGTTACAACCCTTGAATTGCAACTGTTCTTCCGTCTCAATACTCTCTTGCAGATTCAAACTCTCATACACAATATTAGCGTTAGTAAGAGTTAAGTTTATGTTTGGTATCGAGATATTCAACACCTTATGGTGTGATTCTAAATATGCTTGTTTTGTACTATCTAATACTTCAATCATACTAATATCCTATCCACGCTATTCTTATCGGTTTATAGATTGCCCCTAAAGGACTATTCTGTTCCACTTTAGCGTTAATATTTACCAAGTAGCATTTCTGCGTTACATAGTCCCCTATCTCGTCTATATAGGCAGTAATCAAAGCCGATTGCTCTACACTTGATACGAACTGCGCTCTTATATTCGACATCAATTCGTCAAAGTCCTTTTTGTAAAGGTAGGGTGTCTCAAACTCGACTTTGATTTTCCTATTTGGCAGAGCGTTTCTATGAAGGTAAGCGTCTGCGTCTCTATAAGAATCGAAGTCAACTGTCTCATAGGTACTCTGCCAAGAATCATATTTTATAAACTTCGCAGGAATAACATACGTTCCTACTTCAATTAAAAAGTTACTGTAAGCCATATTTTACTCCTTAAAAAGCATAGCCTGTACGTCTCTCGTACTCTCTATTTTTCTTCTGCCATATCTTATACATTTGGTCTCCGTCTCCTTCAACTACGAATGTTACGCTTCCGTTATTCTCGGAGAGTGCTTTTGACATAGCGTTGTAAGTTGCCGTTGCAATAGCCTCTGTAATTTGGCTATTATTGGCTACTGCCGTTTGATTTCCGATAGAGCCTACCATTTCTGCCCCTCGTTCATTTGCTATGAATAAGTCTCCCTGCATAGGGAATCCACCCGAAGCGTAGCCACTTAATGTTGCTCTTGAGGGATTGTAACCTTTACCTAACGAGGCTCTTGCAGGATTGTAATTCTTGCTTGAAGGATTGTCGGAGAAGAAGTCTACAATCACACCGATTATAGGTATATCTCTTACCAAGTCTAAAATCTTCTGCTTGATTGCGTCTAAATCTCCACCAATAACTTCTTTGGCTGTGTTAAAGATTTGCTTCAAGTTCTCTGTCAATTTGTTCCAAGCAGTTTTTATATCGCCTGTTCTTAAAAACTCTCCGATTGCTTTGCCTATTGCCAAGCCTAAATCCCAACAAACTGTCTGCCAATCTACGAGTAATTGAATTATTGTGGTTATAAAGTCCGTAAGTTTTCCTTTAAGTTCTTCAAGTTTATCACTAACCTTTTGTATGTTTTCGGTGTTACTCTTTAACAGGTTATTAAACTGAATGAAATGTAATATGACATTCGCAAGGGGGAAGACCATACCTAAAATCGTAAGGGGTAAATTACGGAACGAAACACCTGCTATTCTTCCAAGAACCTCTCCAAAATCTTTAACCTTTTCAGTATCAAGTTTGTCAAGAAGTTTACTGATTGCGTCTGCAAGTTCGCCTATCTTATCCGAAAATCTACCAATTTTTTCGATTTTGTCTTCATCGGTAAACGTACCAACAAATCCGTCTAAAAATCCTTTAACAAATCCTTCTGCAAGAGGCTCGGCTAATTTATCCCATATCTTCTTTATGAGTTCCCAAACCTTTTCTACATTAGGAGATATTCTTTCCCAAACTTTTTCAAACCATTCGGTTAGTTCTTTGCCTTTGTCTTTTATAGGGGAAACTATCGCAAGTATATCCTGTCCTAACTTCTTTAATTTCTCGAAAGCCTCTTTGATTTTCTCAACCTTTTCGAGAATCTTGCCACTTATATTCGCTTCTTCAAACATCTTTGAAGGGTCGAGAAGGTCATTACTTCCACTACCGCCCGAAGGTGCAGTTAAGTTATTGAGTTCATCAAATCCTGCTAACTGATGATGTAATGCTTTTGCTCTGCCGTTTGCTTTATCAAGCGAATCAGCGTAATCAACCCAAAAGTATTTAGCCTTTGTAAATGTTCCTCCGAAGAACGCACTTCCTATCTGTGCGAGTACGTTTATAAAGTCAATTACTTTGTTGATAGCCTGTTCAACAAGAGGAATTAACGCACGAAGGACAGGTATTACTGCTGTCGCTACTGCGTTCTTGAAATATAAAAACTCACTTGCGTATCTACTCATTACGTGATTTGCACTATGGGTATCAAGTTCATTCATAGCCTTGGAATACAAAGCAAGGTTCTGCACTCCCTCCTGTACTCCCTGTGATATTCCCTTCAATATTCCACGAATAAATCTATAAAACGCAATCCTTGCAAGTGCTTTCACAAATGAAGTTACAAATTTAATTGCCTTTTTAATCGGGGAGACAAGAAAATCGAAAGCCTTTTTTATTAACTTTAATGCACCCGCAACAATCGTAACTACGATTCCTACATAGCCCAATACTTTTGCGAATTTGGTAAGAGTTCCTACGGCTATGCCACAAGCGTCAGCAAGTTTAGTCATACCCTCGGTATCTTCCGATGAAGCCAACAAGGAAACGGGATTCTTTTTGAACATATTGGATATTGTTTGGAATTTAGTCCAAAAGCCACTTGCATTTTCAGCAGACTTTGCCGAATTTTCAAAAACAACGCCACTCTTTGTTACTTCATCGTTTAATTCTCTAAAAGAACCATAACATTCTTGCGTTGCTTGTCCTATTCTGTCTGTGCTTTCGATAAAAAGATTTGCTCTCTGCGAAAAATCTCCACCAAAAACGTGTGCGAATCCGTCTGCCGAGGGAGAATTAAAGATTTTTTGTATTGCACTTCCCATAGAAGAAACTACGGAAGGCGAATAAAAGGAAGATTCTGCTTTAGATTTAGAAGAAGAAGGGGTAGCCCCCTTGCTCTTGCTTGAAGCCGTGTTGAATTTACGCATAGCGTCAGCGACTTTGCTTATATTACTTGCGTTAATAGAGGCAACCCTCTCTACGGCATTTGCTAAATTGGTAACATTATTAACAGTTGTTTTAGTAATTCCCGAGCAAGAGTATTTGAAATTAGCCATAGCGTCTGCTACTTTGTTAATATTAGAAGCACTCATACCCTTCGTAGCGTCACGGAGGGCAGTAAGTGCTTCGGCTAATTTCTGTATGTCTCTTACGGCTTTACTTGTATTTGCTGTTATTTCGAGTGTCAAGTTGTCAATCGTTGCCATTTTTTATACTCCATTTTTGCTTTATGGTATTGAAATACTCAATTACCTTTTGCCTATTGGCTTCTATCTCTGCTTGTTTTTCTCTCGCAGTTTTAGGGAAAATGTCATAGGGCTTTTCGGGGTACTTATTCTTCTTATCCAAGCAACACGCTATTGCGTTTGTGAAATACATACCCTGCACCCACATCTTTTCATTTTCCAATTTACGTTTATAGTTATGGGCTTCTCGATAGTATCTTACAAGGTATGGGTCTTCATACCAAAACTCTTGATATGACATACCGATTGCCATAAAAAACGGACACTCACTCTCAAATATTTCTGTATATGATAACTTCGCTGTCGGTGTTACATCTCCACCGACCACTTCGAGTTTTTTCTTTCTTCTCCGTCCTCAACAATAGTGAGTGCTTCAAAAGGCTGTGCGTAAAGTTCAGCAAGTCTTTCGAGTAAACCTTCGGGGATTCCCCCAAGTTCTTCAAATAAAATCTTATCTGTCTTATCCCTTGCTACGTTCTTGTGGTGCATACGGAACGCATAGAAGAACAGTTCGGGAAGTTTTGTCATAGGGAAGTTAGACACATCTTCAATCTTGAAGCCTCTTGCCTCTGCAAACTTAATTGATTCCCTGTTAAATTCGAGTGTAAATTCTTCGTCTTTACTTTTGATTACGATAGGTTTAATTTTTTCCATTTTTTCTTCTCCTTCTTCAAAGGGGGTACTTGCGTACCCCCAACATCACTTACTAAACACTTGCAGAAGCCCAACCAACAATCTTGTTGGGTACGATATATCCGTCTGCTTCAACTACTGAATCAACTTCCATTGCCTTTAAGCCTAATTCAACAGGCATACCTGCAAAGTAGAATGAATCAAAGTTGGGAACTGCAACCTCAAACCAAGTTGAAAGGTCACTTCCTTTAGCAGCGTTAGCAGCAGATACAAGGCTATTCCAAGCCGTCTTAAACGAAGCGGTCATATTTGCGCTAAATGCTAATGCACCACCTGCGTCACGAAGACCAGGGATTGAACGCTTCCATACAAGGTCACTAAAGTCTGTTACGTCCAACTGCGAAGGCTCTGCATTAAAATCGGGTGTACCCTTGATTGAAGGGATTGTTGTATAACCCGATGTAGGCATAGAACCTTTGGTTGTTTCAATAGCGTATCGTAACTCGATACCTGCACTTGAGAACTCTAACATTTTTAATCTCCTTATCTCCGATAAACTTGATAAACCTTATTTCCGTCAATAGTTTGATAATCTCCGATAACGGCTTCATATCTCGCTACTATTCGGTAAATAGTCTTATCTTTGTTTGGAATCGGTTGTTTTACTGTTCGTGTGAATTTGTTGTTTTGCATTGTGTTATCAACGATTTCCATAATATTCTTGGCTTCGGTTTTACTGCCTTTAGTCTTATTGGAATATACGTTGATTTCGTACATCACGTTTGTATGATGTTCTTTAAGGTCATTATCCTGTGTTTTTTGATAAGCATAGTTATCCGCTTCAAATATAGATACGCAAGGAAACGATGAAGGAGTGTCTGTATATTCAGTTGTTACATAAGTGCTTGAATATGCACTCGCTTTTAATGCCTTACTTATTGTATCTACAACAAGGTTTTCAACATCTATCATCGCCTAAATACCTCTTTTGCTATTTCAACCGCCTTGTCTCGTATTTCTTTAGAAGCAAAGTAGAATCCAAGTCTTGCTTTAGTACCTGTGTAATCAACATTTTTATAATGCCAATGTCCGTGTCGAGCAAATGTTCCTCGTCCTTCCGTTTCCGACCAACTACCACCATAAATCTCGGGTAAGCCTTCCGTTTCCATTCCAAGGTCTTCTCTTTTGTCGGTAACATCAAATCCTGTACCAAACTCGAGAAATACTACATTATCTCCTACTGCTATTATCATAGCACTATCTCTATTCTTTTCGCAATATGTAATAAACGCTTCGCCCGATTGAGAATAGTGACTATCGACTATTCTTTCTCCCAAGTCTGCAAGTTTACTCAATATTTCCGCAACTTTGTTTTCAAGCCATTTGGAATAAGAATTAACTTGGTCGATTGCTTCTTTGATACTGTCGGGGTCATAAATATTAAACTTAATTTTCAACGTCTACTTTCCTTATCGCATAAACAACAGAATTGAAGGATTTTGCGACAGATACAACAATGTAGTTGTGTGCAGTAACGACACTATTCGCATACGGCTCTTTCCCTATCCAAAGTATTGAGTGTTCGTCAATTCCCAAGTCCTTATCTGTTACTATGGTGTTTGAATAGTTCAAGTCCGTGCCAAACAAGTCGATATACGCTTCTCCCCTTGAAGCAGATACGTTGACTTTAACTGCTGTGGGTTCTGTATAAGTAAGTTCATACTCGCCTGTCTCCAAGCCGTTATCGTCTAATATAACGCTCTTGCCTGTGTAGTTTGAATAGTATATTGTCTGCTTGTTTCGCTCTAATGCTTTCATATCTTCTGCATAACCTCCATTAACAAGTCTTCATCATTAGTTGATGAATAAGTACGCTCTATACCATTCTCTCCGTGCCTTATCTCGCCTTCTCCTCCACGTCTTAAAATGTAGCGACACGCAAGTTCGCATTGCAACATTTCGTACTTTGTGGGTACTACAAAGGGAATCTCTGTACCTTCGTTGTTTTTGGGAAGACCAAAGGGGTACATACGATTACGAATAGCACTCTCGGCTTTGGTAAGATAAACCGTAATTTTATCATCGCTTAATTCAGTTTCATTTGCCAATGTTTTTGTTGTTGTTATCTTTTCTTCTATTGTCATTTGCTTTGTCCTTCTTTGAAATTTCAAACTCTTTTTCGAGTTTATTTTCCACCTTTGCGGAGGGGGACTTTATTGCCCCCTCAAGGTGTCTATGAAGTAACATACCCATAGTCCAATCTCCTATGATTAAGCGTGTTTCTTGATTCTAATTGCACCACTTGCATTGTAGAGATATGTTGCGAAGTGAACGCTACCTGTGATTACATTTGTGAACTTCAAGATGTCTCTATCTGTCTCAACCTGTGCTTCACGCTTCATAATGAGACGGAGAGCCTTGGGCTTAACGATGAAGATGTCTCCACTTGTCTTTAACTTGTTGGAAACGATAACCTGACAGCCCTGATATTCGCCAACTGCACCCTTAATAGCAATCTGTGCTGAAAGTTCGGAAGCAGGAATCCAATTTCCGCTATCCTTGCCTGTCTTACGCATAGATGTATAAACAGCAGGGGGAACAACTGCAACCTTAACGCCGTCAATGTCCTCTCCAAAGAGTTCAAGAGCGTCAATAATATCAGTATCTTTAGGTGCTACTGTTGAAGCAGAAGTCTGATATGTCATTGTTGAGCCGATTGTTCCAAGTGTGTTAAGCATTTCGTTGTCGATACCACTTGCCATAGCAAGAGTAATCTGTGAAACTGCTTCGCCTACGGGGTCTCCGAGACCCGAGAGAATTGCCTCGTCTGTTAATTCAACGCCCTGTGCAATCTTGTGAACTGTTACAGAAGCAGTTGAAGCAGTAAGTGTAGCAACTGAAAGTGTACTTGCTTCGGAAAGAGTTGAAGCGTCGCCAACGTAACGCCATACAGGGAACTTGAGAGTATTACCTGCTCTGCCCTCCAATGTATAATCAATCTCTGCAAGAGGTGCAAAAACCATATTGTCAACAAGTTTCTGCTCGATGAAGTCAGCGATGACTTCGGGGTTAATTAAATTAGATAATTTTGTTGTGCCGTATGCCATTTCTTTATTCTCCTTTTGATAATGCAACGTACAACTCGTGGTCTTCGTTTGCGAGTTTTGTTCTCTCTGCGATAGACATTTTGTTGTACTGTTCTTTGGTAATTGTGGGTGCGCTACCCCCTGCACTTGGCTTGGGTGTGCTATCCATAAGTTTTACCTTCATTTCTTTGTCTCTGTTGGAGATAAAAGTTGAAAGGTTATCAAATAAAGTAGCGAAGTCTCCGTCTGCAATAGCGTTAGCAGATTTAGTAGCAGATTCCTCGTCATATCCAACCTTTAAGAAGTTCGCCTTATGCTCTGCAACAGTTTTCTCTTTGAGTAACTGATT